TTCAGAAATTGATATAAAGTTTGTAAGTAAAGCTTCTATACCTCTTAAGTAAGCTTGTCTGTTGTTTTTATTATTTAAAATAATATGGCTTAAAGTTTCTTTAGGAAATGCAACACTATTATTATTGAAAACTTGTAAGATGTGATGAATAAAGTTAGTTATATAAGAATGTTTTCCGTACATTAGACTAATATCATTTTTGTTATTTTTAAAAGCATCTAAAACTTTTGGGTGTTTCAAGATATTAATGTCTAATTTTTGAACTGTGTCTGTTTCATAGTAATTGTTTGTATGATCTGCTAAGTTAGGAGTAACCATACTTTCAATACATTCAGCAAGAAGTTTAGCTTTGTCTTCTAGCGATACTGAGTCTAGAAAGCATGCTGTCATTTTGAGAGAAAAACTATTTAGACTTTTTATTATTCTAATAATATCTAATCCTTCAAAATACTTTTTTGTGTTATTGTTAAAGTCTGCTAAATAATTGTGAAATAAGCCAGTCTTTCTAAAAAACATTGCATCAAGGTCTTCGTAGACTCTTAACAATATATCATATTTAACTTGATTATCTAATAATGAAAATAGCTTATATCTAAATTCACTTTCTTTTTGATCAATAGAGTCATCAGCAATGGCACTATAAAATCTTTGAGATATTAACCCGTCTTCTGCTACTGCTGCTTCTGTAAGACTTTTTTTAATGTTTAATAAAGATTTATTATTTAAAGAAGTCAAGTCTTTTTTAAAATAAAATAAAAAAGCATATAAATTTGTAAAAATATCAGCTGTTCCTAAAGAAGAAAAAGACATTAAATCATCAAGTATTTTAAATAAATTGTCATTTATTTCTATTTTTTTAATTTTGTTAGAAATTATATATGACAATAGCACAAGTAGATTATGACCTTCTTGTTTGGAAAATTTATCTTTTAAAAGACTCCATGTGTCATAATTTACTAACATATCTTGTTTAAAGTCGTTATACGTATCTTTATCAATAGTTAAAAATCTATGTTCGTTTCTTCTATCAAAAAAATCAACAAATCGAGCTTCGTCGGCAATGTAAGATGCTACAAGAGTCAAGTCGATAGCCATTGGAACATCTTCGATTTCTGGATTGTTTTCTTGAATGCTAGATATTAATCGATCCTTGTATCTAAACATTAAAAGCGACAAAAACTCTTCAGCATTAATTATAAAACGTCCAGTACCTTTTAGAGAATGTATGCCTTTTTCTTTTATGTATTCTTTAACACAAGATGTTTCAATTAGCATATTATAAAAATCAATATTTTTATTAGTGAGCCCAGCCTTTTTATTTGTTATTGCTTTAGCATTTAAGTACTTGGCATATCTATCACTTCTTAGTAGAAGAGTTATTATTCTTTTAAGATTGTTAGTATTAGTTGAAGAACATGCAGTTTCTGTAGATTTTAAAAATTCTTCAAAAGAAAGCTCTGGAATTATATCTTTAGCTAATCCTTCAAGAATTAAAAATGCATTAAAATATCTTGCGTGTGATCTCGGGTTAGATATTTTTTCTTTTAAATAAGCTAATATTTCTTGAGTTGGATATTCATCTGAAGATTTAAAAAAGTCTGTAAAATATAAAAACTCTCCATTAGGATTGTCAAACATAAAATATGAAATATTTTCAACAATAATTTCTGCACATTGACTTTTTGACATCTGCGTTTCATTACATAGTAAATAAAACATATTTTGAGTTTCTTCTTCTCCACAATATGCAAGAGATTTAGAAAAGCTTTCTTTTAAAGAAGAAATATCATTAAGTTCTGCATAACCTTTTATTAACTTTTCCATATCTTCAGGATCAATTACTAAATCGACAATTTTAGGAAGCTTTCTAACTGCTTCTTTTGCTTCGTCACTAAACCATTTATCAATCCATTTATCTCCAACGTGAGCATTGTTATAGTCACAAGTTCCAGACCCGTTTATTTCTCCTGACTTTTTTATTTTTAAGCTTATTGCCCATGCAGGATGACCAGGGGCAACATTTTTTGAATGAGCAATTGCGACGTATTCATTTGAATTATAATTAATCCATGTAGTTCGTCCTTGAAAAGTACACCACTCAAAGTCTCCGGGAACATCATAGTCATATAATAGAATGTCTCTAAATTTATCGTATGTTGTAGGATATCTAATTATCATATCTTTGTCTTCAAATACAAGAACATAGTCTTCTCGAGTTTTTGACATATATTCTGAATTTTGTCTATCATATTCCTTAGAATCTCTAACAAAAGATATTCTTTTCATAATAGTGCTAAAGTCAAAATCACCTTTATCAATAATTTCTTTTTCTTCGCTTCTTGCAATGTTATAAAAATTTCTCATGTATAAGTCAGCGTTTTTTATACACAAATCAAAATCAACATCACCTTTACTTTCCACATACTTGATGATATTGTCAAACATTGGAAGAATATTTTTAAACTCAATACCTTCACCGTCACTATTAATATGCTTTCTAAGTTGAACTGAAAGAATTTCTTCTGCTTCTTTAAGGCGCTTTTTATTTTCTTTTCCTTTTAAATTTAAAAGATCTGTTACTTTTACAATTTTTAAAATTTCTAATATAACATTTTTTTCTTTAACAGAAGTTGCCTCAAATAAGTCAAGTTTTTGCTGTTTAATATCATCAGTTAACGTAATAGGTTGTAAATCTTTTTCATTAACTTTAATACCTTTGCTTTTTCTAATTTCAACACTTTTTTGTCTTGAAGACTCTTTCTCATCATATTCAGCTTTCAATTTTTCTAAAAATTTATTGACATCAGCTTGCGTCATATATTTATGTTTTTTATATAAGCTGTCTTCTATATAATCAAAAGCTTCTTCTACAGATGCAATAGAAGGTATGCCTATCAAAGAAGGCTTGTCGTTGCAAAGTTTAACTGTTTTTTCTAGAAAGTTTCTTGGCGTTATAATTGCCATTTCATTTAAAAGATAGCTATTTTTATAGAAAACTTCTTTTAACGAATAATTTTTCATTTTATAACCTTTAATTAATATTTATACGTGCGTAATAATTATATGTTATAGTTTTAAAAAGGAAATATAATGAAAAATAACACAAAGCTTATTATGGAGACATGGCGCAAGTTTTTAAATGAAGATGAAGTCATAAACGATGAGCCTGAAGTTTTAGATGCCCCGGGTTATCATGATGCTTATGCTGATGATATGCCTGAAGATGAAATGGACTCAGAGGTTTATGGCGCTGATGAAGAAGGCTATGACGAAACCGGACGAGAATTTCAAAGTAGATACGGTCATGATCGTGACCCAGAATTACCAGCACCAACAGGTGAACCTGTATCAGACGAAGATCTTTCTGACTTTGATGTTGTAAGCGACGAGCCCGAAGAAGGTTATTACGACGACGACTATAATCCAGACGGTTTTGATCCAGATTACTAAGAAAGATAGACAAGAATGAGTTTTCCAAAGTTTTACGAAAACAGCAAAGTACCAGTTATATTAAGTAAATTTGCTCCTATAGAAATTTATGCAATTACATTAGGCCCCTGGGTTTTTTGTAGAGGTGAACTGCCTGAGTCTACTAAAAGACATGAAACTATTCACTATTTGCAATATAAAGAACTTTGGTTTATTGGTTTCTTGTTTGTTTATTTATTTGACTTTTTATGGGCTGCTGTTTTAAGTAGAAAAGGTTTTACAAGAGAATCTTACCTTTCTATAAGGTTTGAGCAAGAAGCATGGAACTGTGATGAAATAGAAGACTATTTAACATATAGAGAACCATATGCTTGGTTAAAATATCCGTTAGGCGGAAAAAAGAAAGAAAGTTAATTATGCCTTTTTTGAGTCAATACAATAAAAAAGAAAAAGTCAAAAAAAAATCAAATACTTCACCGACAAAGTCAGAAATTGATTTAGCTAAAGAAGAAGGTATTGATTTAGGTAGTAGTTGGAATGCCTATTCGAAAGAAGTTAGAGTTCATCTATATGTTAAAAACATGAAAGAAATGGTTAGATTTTACAACCAGATATTAGAGTTTCCTGTTGTTCGTTACTGGAGATATTCAGACGGTAATGGCACACAAATTAATATAGGAGGAAATTTAATTGAGTTGTTCTCAAAGCACAGGCACAATTACTATGATAAATCATTTAATGGAAACGTATCCTTATCTGTCAAAGTCAATGATGTCTATAAGTTTTATGAAAAAATGAAAAAGAAAAATATTCAATTAGGTGAACTAATAGAAAACCCGTGGGGAGATGCTTCTTTTCATATAATTGATCCAGAAGGAAATCGATTAGCGTTTTTTAGTCCTACTATTTCTAAAGAAAAGTATTATAAAATAAAAAAGAGTTAAAATGTTAAAAGAATACATTTCCTTAATTGTTGAAGCACAAAGAGGAATACTGTATCCTCCAAGTAGAATTAATTCTAAGCTTCAAAGTGAATTATCTTCTTCTCAAGAAAACGACAAAACGAGCTTGACGCCTGAAGAAACTGTAAAAGATTTATCAGATAAGTTTGGGTCAAACTATTATATTTCATTTGTTAGAGGCTACAATGGACAAGTTCCAGCCATAGGAATAAATCCTTTTTCAAGATTTGCAACACCTCATGGCATTTACACATATCTTTTGACGAGAAAAAACCTAACTGATCTTTTTTTAAACCAAAGACTAAACTATGTTGATTTTGCTATGGATCGTCCATATTTTCATATAATACAAATTGATTCACCAAACATGTCAGTATTGACAAAAAATGGATCCTCAAATAAATATGCAATAAATTCTGATAAGTATTTTGAAGATATTCAAGAGATGGTAAGAGTATCTTTAATGTCTTTACCTGGCATTGCAAGTTACATAACAAATAAATTAAATAGACTACCAATTAAAACAAGAAGTTTATATAACACCATTAATTCAAAAAATTACATTTCAATTCTTTATAAGTCTGGGCACAAATCATCACACATTGCGACTGCTATTGAAGCAGCTTATAAAAAACTATGTATCGACACAAAAGAAATAACTTTTAATGAGTTTACTACAGGTGTTTCAAGTTTTTTAGCTTCTAAAGTAAACCAATATTATACATCACGAAGAAGCTCTGACTATAATCCTGGCGCTAAAAACAATAAAATGTTTTATTTAAAAAATATTTATAAGATTGCAGAAATACTTTCTTATATCACTCCAAACCCTAAAAAAGGAAGTGGCCGTAGTAACGACCCAGTACGTCGTTCTTTATTACTTCATTCTATTGGAATTGACTCGATAGTTGACGCAGGATCTGGAACAATACATGACATGCAGCCTGAGCAAGCTGTCTCTATTGATTTTGGTCCGCATAGTACTATTAAAAACTTAGGAACCTATAATAATATATTTCACCAGCTATCATCTGAAAAGCTTAAAGAATTATATATTGAACATGCTGACTACTTGCATTGATGTGGTATGTTTACGTTTTAATTTGTGCTGACAAATCTTTGTATTGCGGTATAACTACAAATCTTGTAAGAAGACTAAAACAGCATAACGGAGAGATTAAAGGCGGTGCAAAATACACAAGATCAAGAAGACCTTGTCGATTTGCAAGCATAAAAAAAGCGATGAATCGCTCCATCGCTTCTAAATTAGAATATCAATTTAAGCAGCTAAGCCGCAGAAATAAAATTATTTATATCAACCAGGCTCGCCAGCTTGAGGAGCAGGATCAACTGGCTCACCTTCTTCACCCGCTGGAGTCTCTTCAACAGGAGCTTCTTCGGTAGATTCTTGAGTACCGCCTTCAGAAGCCTCTTCAGCACCAGCTTCTGGCATTGGATCCACTTCTTCGCCTGCTTCTACTGGCATCTCCATATCCATTTCGTCTGGCATTTCACCGGCTTCAACAGGCATTTCCATATCCATTTCTACAACAGGTTCTTCACCTGCTTCAACTTCTTCGCCAGCTGGCGTTTCCTCTTCGCAGGTTTCTTCTTCAGAAACTACACACTCAACTTCTTGACCTGCAGGTGTCTCTTCCTCAACAGTATCATCATCATCGCATCCTGCAAAGAATGCAAACATTGAAACTAAAAGTGCTAAAACAATTGCTCTAATTTTTGACATATTTATCTCCTTTTTGTAAAATAAATCATTTAAATATGTATGCACTATATTATATAATAATTCAAAACTTTTTATAATTAAATAAAAAAAGGAGTTAATTGTGATTTTAAATATTAAACCAGAATCAGTTCTCAAGCTTATCAAAGATAAGACATTTCAAAAAGCTTCAGCACTGATTGTTGCTATCTGTTGTGCTTTTTTTGTTGGAAGAGCTTCTTCGCCAGAGTGTGTTCAAGAAATTGTTTGCGCTGATATTATCAGAGACAAAAATACAATTTCACAGCAGCTTGAAAAACAATATACACAGTGTCAAGAAGAAAAAGTCAACGAGTTAAAAAATATTACACAAGATCTCAATGCAAGCTGTGCTGAAAGAGTTAATGAAGCATTAGGTTCTGCTGAGTTTGATGAAAATATTCATTGCCCTATCTGCATAGCAAGAGGAGTTTGTAAATGATCAAGAATATAATTTTAAGTTTTATATTATTAATATCTTCTATTAATAATTCATTTTCTCAAGATTTACAACCTATTTCTTTAGAAACCACAACATCATCAGAAGAGTTTGTTACACAACACAAAGATGTAGAAATTGTAATAGGTGATTTAAAAATAAAAGCACCTTTTTTATATAAAGGAGAAACAACACCTAAACAAGGTTATATTGTCGATATTAGAGATACAATTAGAATCAAAGATATTGTTGAAGGATGTCAAAGTAGTTGTGATATTTTAGTAAAAGAATTAACAAATAGTTATAACAACAAAATATCAGTTTGTCAAGACAATTGTAATATTAGAATTGATCAGATTCTTAAAGAAAAAAAAGTCCTTGTTTTAGAAGTATCTAACTTAAAAGACGAAGTTAAAAAAGAGATAAGGTCAAAATATGTTTGGGCAGTTATCTCATCGATCGCAGGAGCAGGAATTGGTATACTAGTTTACGAAATTTCTAGATAATCTTCTTTTTAGAAATAGTTAGTTTTATGCTTGAAAATTTTTTTAACAAATATCCTCGGAGATGAGTATGGAACCAAATTTAGTATTATCAATAGGAACAACAATTTCAGTTATAGGTCTTTTTTACACTTGGCATAAAGATTCAAAAAAGCAAGGTGAAGAAGTAGCTGATTTAAAAGCTAGAGTTAACTCTTTAGAAAGCAAAGCAAGACAGACTGACATGGTGCTTCAAGAACTACTTAGTTCAGTCCAAGAAATTAAAGTAGCTTTAGCAAAAATAGACACTAAACTTTCTCAAGTAGAAAAAGATATTAGTAGTTTCAAACAAGAGTGAATATATAATATTATATTATTTTTTAAACAAGGAGATATTAAATGCGTTTAACAAGTAGAATGTTGCGTAGAATTATTGCTGAAGAGATTCAAAAAGTACAAGGTCGTAGACTAGTTGCAGAAGGCACTGCAACTAGACCAGTTCGAGTTACACCAAGCTATATTAATAGAATTATTAAAGAAGAGCTTGAGTTGCACCAAAGAAGACAGAGGTTAGCCGAGTCACGCCGTCGTCGCCTACGTGCACGTCGTCTTGCAGAAGCTCGTCGTAGAGATCGCAACTCTTATTACTACTGATTAATAATTAAAAATTTATTTTAAAATAAGGTGTACATTTATTGAATTGTGTTTATTATATACCTGCATTTAATCGCGAAACAAAATTTTGAATATTAAATGAAAGGATTAATAAATGCAATTATCACCAGAACAAGTACAGTCAGTTAACGTTTTACTATCTGCAGTCCAAGTAGCACAACGTCGAGGCGCTTTTTCATTGCAAGATGCAGCAACTCTACAAGAGGCAATTGATAGATTAGTACCACGTGAGGAGCAAGAAAGACAAGCAGAAGAAGCGCAAGCTGCCGATGCGAGTGGCGATGAGGCTGAAGCAGTCGTAAGTATGCCGGAGAGTTCTGAAGAAGCTGCTGAGTAGATTATAAGGTTACTTAAATAGTTTTTAAAAAGCGTATTTTTACGCTTTTTTTGTATTTATGTGATATTTAAGAATTAAGCCCTCGTCAACATGATGCCTGAATCGCCAGGGACGAGGAATCATGCGAATATTAAACCTTATAAGAAAGTAGAGGTATAATCATGGCAGTAAAAGTAGTATATGACGCAACACGTGGTCTTGTTCAAGAAAATGACGCAACAGGTGTAGGTGGATTTCAAATTAAAGATGTTTCTCTCACAGAAGGCAGTGACACATTTAACGCAGTAGCTACAGGCGCCGTTGGTGCAGCAGAAGCACTTCCAGCAACAGGTGTAAGTTTAGTAACACTTGCTGCAGGCAATGACGGTAATTTAAAATTTTGTAAGTTAGCAGACGGATCTGCTGTTGGACAACAAAAAACAATTATTGTTGTTGATGACAATGCTCAAGGCGTAAATCTTACTGTAAAAAACGAAGATAATAACGCTACCTTAGTTGCTGATGGTGATAGTCTTGCTGTAGGTGACGTAGTTGTTCTTGTTTGGGATGGTAACGTTTGGCGTGTAGTTAATCAAACAGCTTAACAGAAAGGATAAATTAAAATGGTTCAAGTAAGTTATACAAAAGACCAAGGTCTTAAACAACAAAGTGGATCTGCATCCTTTTCTATTGAGAGTGGAATTCCTGTGTCAAGCCACATAAAAGACGTAGTTACTTCAAATACTGTTGCAACTATTGATTTTGCTGGAATTAAGCATGCCAATACACCTTCTGGTGCTTTAGAATTTAATCTAGATAGCAAGGTTATTTATCTAAACTCAAACGGTGGCGACAATTTCTATATCTGGATTTCAGTTTCTGATGAAGGCGATGCAGCTGACCCTCAAATTACAGGCAGAACAGGTGTAGAACTTAATGTTGTTGCTGCTGCTATTAACTCTGAGTCAGGATTAGTTTCTTCATTAGCAAACTTAATCAATACAGACCCAGGTCTAAGCGCAGAATTTGAAGCTGCTAATGCCAATGACAACCTAGTAATTAGATCACTAAGAATGGGTAGATCAAGTAGCATTGTACCAAATATTTCAGACTTTGTAGGCTTAATTGATGCAAACAACAATAATGCTGAAGTAAGTGCTACTGTTGGTGAAGTTCCAGGTGTAGGAAGTCATATTTTATCTACAGGAGGAATTTCAAACGTTTCTAATGCTATACCGACTGGCAATGATTCTTTTGTTATTCTTCCTAACTTGACATCAGGAGATCATTATGGTGCAAGAAAAATAGTGATAAGGCCTGCTAATGGTAATGACTTTATATTAAAAGATAAAGATTTAAGTACGCTACACACGTTTGACGCAGAAGGTGATGTCGCGCATCTTGTCTGGAACGGTTCAGTGTGGAAAAGATTATACTTTGTATAAATAAATAAAATTTGAAAGGAAAATAAAAAATGGCTGCAGCCAAAAGTAAAAAAGAAGAAGTAGTAGCAGTAGACTTAGCACCGATGCAAAAAGAGATTGATGCACTCAAGAGTGAGTTATCTTCTTTGAAAAAAGAGATGACAGAGCTTAAGAAAGCGCCAAAAGCTTCAGCAGGTGGATCTTCTGCGTTAGCACAACAACTTGTTGATGCACTTAAGGAAATGACAGGGCCTAATACAAAGGGTGTAAGAAATTACGTACGTTCAATCTTTAAGTAAATCTTTATAAAAAAAATTACATCAAACCTCGTTGTAGTAAAGATACTCTTCGAGGTTTTTTTGTATTTGCTGATCGATATTTGAATTATTATATCAAACTCCTATAATTAGATATGTATAAGTAAAAAGTTATAGGAGTTTTAAATGGCTTCATTTGTTGAGATATTAAATAGTTCGACTGACGGACGGCCTACACCTTTTGGTGCGTTTGACGCAGACACACACTTCCAAGAAGAAGCTGACAGTATGGTTCTATATATCAAGCGTCGCTTAGGTGACGACATAATGTCAGTTGAATTGACTAGCAAGCAAATTTGGGCAAACTTTGAAGAAGCTGTTTTAGAGTTTTCTAAGCAAATAAACGCACATCAAGCTGAATCATACATGTCAAATATTCTTGGTTTGCAGACAGGGCCTAGTGAGACCTATAAAAAAAATAAATACGGGCATTATTATTATTTATTAGACGGACAAGAATCTAGTACTTTAGTCGACGGTCCTGAAAGAAGTGCTGCTGGCGACACAATACAGGATTTAGCAGAGAATGTTCAGGTTTTGCTTGTGCAAGATGTTAATGATCCTAGATTTAAGGTTCAAAACAAAAAAGGAAAGTATAAAACACAAACAAATTCTGATAGCTCTGTAAGCATTATTTTGTTACCTATGGAAATAGAAGAAGTCACAGGAACGATAGGAGGTGAAGTAAGTCCTATTGTTGATAAGCGAATTGGACCAAATGGAAAAGAACAAAAGTTTCCAAGAGAGACTTTAGAATATCTTATTAGAAGAGCAGAACCTTATGCATCAGAAGCTTTTGTTGGTGGTGTAAGTAACTCTGTTAGAGGATTTATTGAGTTGGAGCATGATAAGCAGGACTATAATATATACAAGGACTTAAAAATACCTTTTGAAGGCAAAGAGCTTGGCTTGAGCGAATATAATTATGACGAAGCTCAATTATCTATATTTAACCCAGTGTACAAAAATAAGATACTACCAACAGCATCTGCTTCAAAACTTAAAATAAACGAAATATTTCACTTTTCTCCTCAAGCAGCATATCGATTTTTTGATACAACATCAGCAATTAACTACTTAAACAATCAGTTTTCATTTGAGTCTTTTACACCAGAGACTGTTTTTTATGTTCTACCTGTTTTTGAAGATCTGTTAAGAGCAGGACAGTTAGATATATCGAACAGAGTAAGAAGAAGCAATTATAGCTATAAGTTACAAGGTCAAGAATTAAGAATATTTCCTAGACCTACACAAGATAACCCACAAAATCTTTTTATAAAGTTCTCTTTTCCTTCGGATCCTTTTAAACCTAATTTACCTTATGAAGATGAATCAATTGATGGTGTGTCAAACTTATCAAATATTCCTTTTGGAAATATTACATACAGTAAAATAAATCAAATGAGCAGACAGTGGATAAGGCAGTATACTCTTGCTTTGTGTCGCGAGACTTTAGGTCTAATTCGATCTAAATTCAGTTCAGTACCGATTCCTGGAAGCGACGTTCAGCTTAACGGATCTGACTTGCTAAGTCAAGGTAGAGAAGATAGACAAAGGCTTTCTGAGTCTTTGACAGAAACTCTTGATGGTTTAACGTATCAAAAGCTTCTAGAGGCAGATGCAGCTCAGTCTGAGACGATGCTTAACATATTAAAAAGAGTGCCAGTTCCAAATGGTAGAGCAATTATAATAGGATAGTATTATGGCAAGATTATTTTTAGGACAAAAAGAAGCAGACTTCTTTTCAGACTTGACAAAAGAAATTATCAAAGATGTAGCAGGTCAAAAAATATATTATTATACCGTAAGAGAAGATTTGTCAGATGTACATGATGTATATGAAGAAGCAATACATAAAATATTTAATCCTCCTATTTTAATTGAGTGTTTAGTCGATTGGCAGCCTTCTGAAGTTAAAACTACAAACTTTGGTCATGAACAAATAAAAGTCATTACAGCTTATTTGCATCATCGTGATCTTATCGACAGAGATATTGAAGTAATGCAGGGTGATTTTATATCATATGGAGAGTATTTCTTTGAAATAACTTCTTTTGTTTACGATAAGCTTGTTTACGGGCAAGTAGAAAGAATATCTTCTGTAAAATTAACAGCAAAACAAACAAGAATAGAGCATATTTATAAAAAAGCTCTCGGGCCCACTTCAGAAGGTTATATTGATGATAACGCTATACAAACTACTTTTGAACAACAAAGAGGCACACCTGAACACGATATAAGACAATTACAGAAAGATGGTGTGCTAGATAAACCAATTAGCGGTCCAAAAAAAGTCGCACCAGACGGATCTGTAAAAAGTGTTGACGGTATAGGGACTTCTTTTTATGGAGATGAATAATGTCTACTAGATACGACAAAACAACTGAAGACAACAACTCTATTATAAGTGGTTATGAAGATACTAATAAGGTTTATGACTATGTTATTCCTTCTTGCGGAATTGAAGATTTAGATCGAGCTGTTTTTGAGCTGTTTAATAAACAAATACCTCTTTATTATGATATACAAGGTAAAGTTAAAAAAGTACCTGTTATATTTGCGACAGGTGAAAGATTTGCAATTTTAAGAAGAAAAAAACCAATTACTGATAAAGCAGGCGCATTAATACTTCCTTTAATTTCTATTACTAGATCTACTTTAGAA